ATCGTCGCCGCCGATGTTGCACCATCTACTGACGTTGTAAGTCCAATCGACACACCCACCCCTGAAACTGCCACCCCCGACTTTTCTGACGGCGTGATGGTCGCGCTGCCGTTGGATGACGACACTGCGCAGCAACTCGCCGTGCCGGGTGGCTTGGACCCGTCCGAGATGCATGTGACTCTCGCCTACTTGGGCAACACGGGCGACTGCCCGGTAGACGCGGACGGCCTCGCGGAACTGGTCGCGGAGTGGGCCGCCGACCAGCAGCCACTGTCCGGTGAGGTCAGTGGCCCGGCGACGTTCGAGGGCAGCGACAACGCCGACAACCCGGTACAGGTGGCCCTAGCTGACGTGCCCGGGTTGAGCGAGGCCCGTAACTCCCTCGTGGACCATCTCGGCAGTAACGGCGTCACGGTGAACGGGGACCACGGATATACCGCCCACATTTCCCGCGCGTACTCCGCTGACCCGGTGTCGACCGACGGCCTCGGCGGCACCCCTTTGGACTTCGGCCAGGTAGGGGTGTGGCACGGCACCGACCAACGCAACATCCCGCTAGGCCCGGTCACAGCCGCGTTCAACCCGTCGGAGTCCCGCGACCCGACAGGGAAATGGACTGCCGGCGGCGGGTCCGCATCCCAAAACAAGGCCCTAGAAGCGAACCGGAAAACGACCGCCCCGCATGCCGCACCGACCGCGAAAACGGTGGTGACGAAGCCATACAAGTCCCCGGCCGGTGGCGGCGGGGGTGGTGGTGGCGGTTCGGCTGCGGCGAAGAAAGCTACCGCCGCTAAGAAAGCCGCCGCATCGAAGGCCGCGCAAGTGCAGAAGACGGCGTTACGTGACGCGGTAGCGGCGAAAGAAAAAGCGGCATCGGCGGCTGAGACAGCGTTGCATCAAAAGTTCAACGACGCGCAAGCCGCATCGCTACTGGGTGAGCAGCAGCACCGCATCGACTACATGCGGAAATACGCGGCCGCATCCCCGGCGCAGCGGAAAGCTATGCGGGTAGCGGAAGCACAACGACGCCTCGCCTGGCAAACCCGACGCGCGGAAGCCGCCGCTAAGGAAACGGCACGGCATACGGCCGCGACGAAAACGAACACCGCTAGCAAGACGAAACTGGACGCCCAGTTGAAAGCGCAGATCGCTGCTATTGACGCGCAGTTGGCTAAGCAATTCCCGTCTGCCGGCACACCGACGCCACCTCCGGTGAAGGCACCTGTGAAGGCCAGCGTCGAGCCAGTGGTGGCGGATGCCGTCGCACACACCCGGACCCCTAGGCAACTAGAGGAGTATTGGGTGCACGGTGCTGGTGCGGCGAAAATTCGGTGGGGTGAGGGTTCCGATTATTACCGATGTGTCGGTCAACTTTCGAAGTATGTTCATAACGAACATGTCGTCAAGGGTCAGTGTAATTCACTGCATAAGATCGCAACCGGTTTGTGGCCGGCTACCCACGACAAGCTTTTGCACGGAGGGAAGTAGGCCATGACGATCTCAATCTTCCGGGAGACGGACCCGCTCAAGCTTGACGAGCCGCTGATCGCACTGGTCGCGGCTGGCGGCCCGATGGCACCTCCCCGGGACTGGTTCACCCCCCCGGAGATGCTCCGCGCAACGCCGATCCAAGTCCTACCGAACGGGAGGGTGTACGGCCATATCGCGGCATGGGCGGGCACCCCCCACATCGGCCTGCCGAACAACACTCGCCCGCCTAAGTCTCGCAGCAATTATGCGTATTTCCGTACGGGGGTTGTGGCGACCGCTGACGGCTCAGATCAGCCGGTCGGGCAGTTGACCCTAGCCGGCGGCCACGCCCCGCTGTCCGCTGATGCTGGCCGTGCCGTGCAGCATTACGACGACACCGCATCGGCGATCGCTGACGTGAACGTCGGGGAGGACCGTAACGGCATTTGGGTTGCTGGCGCAGTCCGGCCTGATGTGACTGACGGGCAGGTGCGAGCCTTACGCGCGTCAGCACCTAGCGGCGACTGGCGTGTCATCAACGGCGGCCACGAACTGGTGGCGATCTGCCAGGTGAACGCACCGGGCTTCCCGATTCCACGGGCTGAATGCATGGTCGCTGGCGGGGCCGTGACGGCCCTTGTCGCGGCGGGCGCTCAGCACATGTTCATGCTGCGGATGGCTGACGCGCTGCTACCGGAGCACATTCTGGCAGCCGTAGATGCCCGGGTGGAACACCAGTTGACGAAGCGGGAGTTGCGGGCCCGTATCGGCCGGTGACCCCGGATCGTTAACCACACGGAGGTGATCTTGCCGTGTCGTTACGATCTTGCCGGGCGGTTAACAGGATATTCTGCATACGCGCATGCAGTACGCGCACCAACACTTACAGACTGTTAGGGGTGCCGGGTGCGTGGCTACGATGAGAAAACAGGATGACTGTGTTGTCCGACGTGATCCCCACCGTGGCCGGTGGTGTTTTCGGTTCGGGTCTAGTGGTGTACGGGGTCCGGTCCGTGTTTTATGCGGACAAACGGCAGCAACGCGCAGGTGAAGATCAGCAGAAGCAACTCACCGCAGTGCAGGAACGTCTGGATTTGTCCCGGTCACGGGTTGACACGTTGGAGTCGGAGAACGCGAAACTCCACGACGAAATCAACGACATCAAGATGCGGGTGGCGGTAGCCGAATCCCATGCAGAGGGCCTGAAAGTGGAGATCACGTGGCGGGAGCGGGAAACCCTCCGGTTAGAGACGGAGATCGCCCGGCTGCAAACGGAGATTGCTAGATTAGAGTCCGAGCTGACGAAGCTGCGGAGGCGTGGTGACGACGCGAACCGAAACGAACGGGCTCCGGAGGAAACGCCGTAGAGCCGCCGCTGCTGCCGTGGCGGGCGGGGTGATTCTGATTGCGTGGATGTCGTGGCTGACGGTGCGGCACACCACGGACGTGTCCGCGAAGGACAGTGCCCTGTCAGGGAAAACGTCTGCCGTGGCTTCGGCCTCAGCGGTCGGATCAGTCGCCAACCAAGGGAAGGCACTCGCCAGTAACGTCACAGATGAGTGTCAATCAGCGGTGTTCCGCCGCGCTAACCCCGCGATCTGTGTCCAAGCTAGCGTGCTAGCTACCGCCACCCCGAGTGTCATCCCCGGCCCGCAAGGTCCGTCTGGTGCGACCGGTCCGGCCGCGAACCAGTCGCAGATTCAAAACGCAGTGAACACTTACCTAGTGCTGCATCCGCCGCCGATCGATTACACGGTGTTGCGAGCATTCGTGAACAGTTACCTATCCACGCACCCGGCGCCGTCCGGTCCTGTCGGTTCACCCGGGCAGTCCGGTGCGAGCGGCGAACCGGGAAACCCGGGCACGCCCGGTTCGAGTGGCCTCAGCGGCTTGAACGGCGATCCCGGTAAACCAGGTGACCCGGGGGTCGACGCCCCGAAAGTTGTGGGGATCACGGCGAGCGCAGATGGCCAGTCGCTGGTATTCACATTCGATAAGGGCACTCCGATAACAATGACTGTGCCTATTTCGCTGCCGGATGGCTGCCCGTCAACGATGACAGTGACCCCACCGGACCCGGGGGTGGTGGGGTCACCGGGGAATCCTTCCAGTCCGTACCCGGTTTGTGTCCCCACCGGATGATCGACGCGCTGCGCAGGTGGGCATTGTCGCGGTGGGCTACGGTCCTAGCGTTGCTTCTCGTGGCCGTAGCGGTAGCTCTGTTTATCGTGTCGATTGTGTCAGCGAACAACTATCAGCGGTGTGTCGCGGCGTGGGCCGATCAGTTCACGCAACGCAGCACCACCCTGTCCGCTGTGTCGATGGCCCGTAACAATGCGCTGGACGTGTTCGTCAGGTCTCTAGCGACACAGGATCAGGCACGGGAACGCGTCCTGTACAACGCCTACCTGAAAGCGTCAGACGAATACAACCGCGAGTTGAAGGCGAACCCGCCGCCGACACCCCCGAAACTCCGGTGCTAACGAACGCCGGTCGTACTGTGTGTTACCGTTCGTTCTGATTAAGAGGCGTGCTGCATACGGGGCTCCCCTCCAAAGTTGACCATCTGTCCTTTGGAGGCGTCGCATGACGGCACCAACCGACGGCACCGGCTACCAGGACAAGTTGGCCAACATCGCCCAACTGTCGAACGATGAACTGGCCGGGCTGGAAACTGAGATCGTCGCCGCTTTCGAGCAGGCTGACGGCAGCGATGACCTTGACGGCATGTCGTCCGCTGCTGACGCCCTTGATCAGGTTCAGGCTGAGGCGCAGTCCCGTGGCATCGACGTGTCCGACCCGGACGCCGACGGTGACGATGACGCGTCGCTGGAGCCGGGCGCTAACCCGGACGCCGCGATGGACATTGCTGCCGCCGTGACTACGGAGGAGACCCCCGTGGCTGAAGTGACTGAGCCAGCCCCCGACGTCCCTGTCGAGGCTGCCGGTGAGCAGCCCGTGGAGGCCGACGCAACCCCCGCTGGCGACGAGCCAGCAACCACCCCCGAGAACGACCCTGAGACTGCCGACACGACCGTGACGGCCGAGAACGAGGAGGAGGCCAAGGTGGACACTCCCAGTGTTCCCGAGGACCGTCAGCCGCTGGCAACCCCTGTCGCGGCGTCAAACGTAGTCATCGCGGCAGCGGATGTTCCGGACGTGTCGGCTGGCCAGCCGTTCACCGACCGCGACCAGTTCGTCAACGCGATGGTCGACAAGATCGGTGCCCTGCGCGACGCTGAGGGACGCGGCGAGCATGTCCGTGTCGCCTCGGTGAAGGCACCCGAGATGGATGATTCTCGGACGCTGCTCGCCGGGGACACTCTCGGCAACCAGGCGAAGATCGCGGAAGCTCTCGGTCACAGCCCCGCCGAGACGCAGGCGCTGATCGCGTCCGGTGGGTACTGCGCTCCGCTGGAGTCCCGCTACGACGTGTTCGGCGTGGGCAGCACCGCCCGGCCCTTGAAGGGCGCCCTGCCTGGTTTCCGGGCGCAGCGCGGCGGTATCCGCTGGATCACCCCGCCGTCGCTGGCTGGCGTGACCGGTTCCGCTGGCGTGTGGACCGCCGCGACTGACGCAACGCCGGGTGGTGCGACGAAGAACAAACTGATCGTCGCGTGCGGCGCTGAGCAGACCGTCGCGATTTCAGCGATCACGCTGGAGATGCAGTTCGGTAACTTCATGGCCCGCGCCTACCCGGAGATGGTGGCCCGCAACACGGATCTTGGGTTGATCGCTCAGGCCCGTCTCGCGGAGCAGACCCTGTTCGCGTCCATGGCCACGCTGTCCACGGCTGTCACGTCGGCCCTGCAGTTGGGTACGGCCCGGGACTTCCTGTGGGTGCTGGCCCGTGCGGCAGCGTCGTACCGGACCCGGCACCGCATGGACCCGGACGCCCAGTTGTCGGCGATCGTGCCGGCGTGGGTTCGGGACGCGATGCGCGAGGACGTGGCGTGGTCGCTGTCTCCCACCACGGACAACGTGCTCGCCGAGTCGGATCAGGCGATCCAGTCGTGGATCTCGGAACGCAACATCGACGTGACCTGGTACATGGACGATGCGTCGTTCGCTACCGCGCAGGCCGCTGGCGTGCTCGCCGACTTCCCGACGTCGTTCGTGTGGGAGATCTTCGCTCCGGGAACGTTCCTGTTCCTTGACGGCGGCACGCTGGACATCGGTGTGGTCCGGGATTCGACTCTGGTCGGCACGAACGACTACATCCAGTTCACGGAAAACTTCGAGGGTGTCGCGAAGGTTGGCCTGGAAGCACTGAAGGTCACCAGCACTACGCACGCTCGCGGTGCGACCTCGCAGACCGTTGCGGTCGCCTGATCCGGACGACGGGTGATGCCCCGCTCTCATGGGCGGGGCTAGCCAAAGAAAGGAGCAGGCATGGTCTGGGTGAGCGGGTCTAACGCCGACGAGTTGCTGAATTTGGATGATTTCCATCTCCTCAGCGTGGCAGGCAGCGGCAGCAACTGGACTATCACAGCGTCTGTGTTGGGGGTTAGCCAACGGCAACTGAAGGGGACTTGGGCCACCGAATCTGCGGCTCAGGACGCCGCACGCAAGTTGGTGGACTCCGTAGATCCGAGTACGTACTGACCGGAAGGAGGCTGACCAGTGTCGAATCTGTTTGACGTAGCGGATGTGGTGAACGGCGACGGCTCCTGGTCGGGCCTCGCCTACGACGTCACCTACCAGCATTCCGCTGAGCAACTGATCGTGCAGGACATCTGCACCCGGGCGAATGTCGCTCAGGTCGCGGGGGGCACGAACAACGCCCCGTCGATCCTGTACGTAATCCGGCCGTTCGGCGCGATGGTGTCCGCTCAGCGCCCCAACCGGTGCCTGAACCGGGACGACTTCCCGGGGATGGATGACTACGTCGCAGCGTTGCATGACGATCTGAAGTTGGAAGCGGTCCGGGTTGCGTCGTACGTGCTGTACAACGGCATCCCCGGTTGGGACTCCACCGCACCGTTCCTGTTGAACTCCGACGTTGACACGGTCACCGCGATCGCGAATGACACGCCCGCCACGGTCGCCGCCGTACTGGACAGGTTCTATGCGTTCGAGGTCGGCGAGAAACCGATCTTGCACATGGGGCTCACGTCGGCGATGAAACTGTCGTCGGGTAACGCCATGTCTCCGACACCGGAGTCGGGCGAGTTTTTCCTGACGATGGACGGCACCCCCGTTGTGGTGTCTCCCGCCTACCCAACGAACACAGTCGCGGCGACTGGCGCCGTGAAGGTCCACGCCGGGGACATCGGCGACCTAGACCCCATCTACCTGTACGCCACTAACCGAACCATGTTCGTAGCGAACATGGCGATGTCTGTTGAGTTCGACGCGTCCATCGCGGTCCGAGCAACCTAGGAAGAGAGAGCATCATGGCAGCTCCTGCGTTGACTGACCACGCGACTTCGGTTCGCGGGTATGCGATGCGCGTGTCGTCCCTGTCCGTGGCCGGCGCGCCGTTGACGGGCACGTCCGGCAGTGTGTGGGTTACGGGGCAGTTCCTGAACGTCACGTTCACCCCTGAGAATGAGGCCGGGGAGGACATCGCGAACAAGGCCGCCGACGGGTCGCTGTGCCAGATCCTGAAAACCCCCGACATTCTGAAGTACTACAACGTGCACCTGGAGATCTGCAACCCGGAACCTGAGCTGATCGTTCTGCTGGGTGGGGGTACGACGTTCACCAACCCGGGGTCTAGCCCGGTGACCGGGTATCAGTCGTTGCAGGCCGGGCAGCTGACCACGTCGGGTGTCGGTAACGGTGTCGGCCTCGAAGTGTGGTCCGGTGCCTACGTGAACGGTAAACCGGCGTCGACGAACCCGTACTGGGTGCATGCGTTCCCGCTGTGCACGCTCACGTTGACGGGTGACCGGGTGATTGAGAACGGGTTCATCGCGACCGTGTTCGAAGGGTACTGCTTCGGTAACGCGAACTTCTTCCCCGGTGGTGGTACCCCGGTGTTGCAGATCCCGACGGATAAGCCGTACCAGTCGGACCGGGTCGCCGCACTGCCGACGATCATCAACGGGTTCACGTCCTAGTCGGGGTGGCGCTGCCCCCTCCCCGTCCCCCCGCAGGGGCAGCGTTGCTCTTTGTCAGTGACGGCGACGGTACGGAAGGCGGTGCTTAACCCACGTGAGTACTCCCGTACCGTCGCCTGATCTGACGTTGGCCGCTACCCGCATTCTGTCTGGTCTGATGGGGTGGCGGTGGACGTGGCCTGCGCGGCGTGTGATCGACACGTACCGGGTGCCGTTCCAAACCCGCACCATCAGCTTGTACGGCCGCCCCGTCAGCGCTGTGCATTCCGTGAAGGGGCCTAGCGGGGATGTGCTGGACCCGGCGTTGTACCAGGTGAACAACGGCACCCAAATCTGGTTCCTGCAACCACAAGACTATTGGTGGCCGGGCGGCCTGTGGGATATCGCGGCGCCCCCACCGTGGTTCAACATGTCGTGGTACGGGACGGCGCAGCCACCCGGCGCACGGGACATCACGGTGGATTACACGTACGGGTCGCTGCCGCCGATTGATGTGCAGCGGGCGATCAGCCAGTTGGCGCAGCAGTTCGCGTTCGCGGAAGCGTGTGATTGGGAGAACTGCCAGTTGCCGGAACGGGTCACGTCCATCACGCGGGAAGGTATCTCCTATACGCTTATTGATCCGCAGGACTTCTTGGATCAGGGCAGGACCGGCTTGTACTTCGTGGATTTGGTGATCAAAACGTATGTGGGGACGAAAGCACGGGCGGGTGTCATGTCACCGGAGATTCCGCCGCCTCGACGGATTTCGAGTGTGCAGGTGACGTAGACCAATGTGGTGGGGGCGCCTGTTCAGGCGGGAAGGGGAGAACATGACGGAACCGATCGTTGACTACAGTCAGCGGGCTGGCGCGCGGGAGCGACCTTCGATTTGGGTTGAGCCTGACGAGTCGCTGAACCTGTTCGCGCATACCCGTGCTGAGGGCACCCTGTACGCCGCAACCGGACAAACGTTCTGGGCTGACATAAGTAAGTACCAAGTGGTTGTTGACGGTACATACCCGTATCCGGTGTTGGGGTTCCGTGCTGACACAGGAACATCCACCGACAGTCATGCTGTCGCGAATTGGGGCTACTGCGACACCCATCCCACCCATATCCGGGTAGCGATCCCGTACGTGGTGTTCAAACCCGGCCAGTCAGCGGCGATCATGGCCCGGTTGAAGAATCTGTTCGGCAACGACTGCCCCCCGAACATTGTCCCTGAGATCGACATGGAATCAGGGTCGGGGTTCGCCGGGCCAGGGAACCATTCCAGCGAAGCGAACGCGTTAGCGGCTCAACTGGCCGCGTGGACAGGTGACCAGAAGCGGGTGCAGGGTTACGCGAACAGTCCTGACTGGTCCGGGTCTTGGCCGACCACACCCAGTTGGATGAAGAAACGCCTCGCCTACTATTCGTCGAACCCGACACCCCCCGGTTATTACGCTAGGCAGTATTTCGGTGCGTTACCGTATCCGTCACCGGCCGGGTATCCCCGGACATGCGCCCCGTTCGGGTCGTACGTCGACATGAACGTCACCCCCCGCACCATCACACAAATCGAAGCCGACTACGGCATAGGAGATGCTGACATGCCCCTTGACGCGACCGACCACTCATGGCTAATGGCGAACCTCGCCACACAAGACCAAGTACATTCCCTGGCGGGGCAGAACCAAGCCCAGGCTGACGAGACGGACCGCCTGATCCGCATCCTCATCAACGGGGACGATTCCCGGCAGTCGGTGTATTCGGCTATCGAGCAGGCGATCCCGTTGATCGCCGAGGCTGTGGTTGTGGCGTTGCCGCCGCGTAATGGCGGGTCGGGGCCGTCTGCCGACGAAATCGCTACCGCGACCCGTAACCTGTTCACGTCCAACCCGTTGAAGTAGGAGACTCAATGTCCACTGTTGAACTTTGGTTGAGAGACGCTGGGGAACGCGCCGGCAAAACGGTTGTGCAGAGCTTTGCAACTACGCTGCTCGCGCTCGGGGTCGCATTGAACTGGACCACGTTCTGGCACGCACTGGATATCGCGCTGCTCGCGGGTGTGGTGTCGGTGCTGACGTCGTTCGTTTCGATCCCGATCAGCAAGCAACTGACCCCCGCGTTGCAGGTGCTGTTCCGTGCCCTGCTGACGTTCGGGCAGACTGCGCTGGCGTTCCTCGCCGCGAACACGTTCGTTGACATCGTGAGCGTGCCGTGGTTGCAGGTCCTGCAAGTGTCGTTGGTTGCAACGGTCACGTCGGTGCTGACGTCGTGGGCATCGTGGAATGTGGGCCCGGCGAAGGGTAACCCGTCTGTGGTGCACACTCTCGCACCTGCTGCGTAGGCTCCTGATCCATGACTTCTGTGGTGACAGTGTTCGACGCGGACACGGTGCAAACGTGTGTGCAGCGGGTCATGCAGGCTGTGAACGACGCTGCCGACGCCCTACCGAACGTGGTGACGTTGCCTGCCCGGCAGATTTTGACGTCGGCTGGGGCGACGTGGGACTGCGAAATGGTGTACGTGTCGTTCATGACCGCGCAGTTGGGGATACCTGAGGCGGCGAATGAGGCGATCGGGTTGACGGGGGTCAACACGTGGCCACCCGGGAATTTGACCGTATGGACGGTCACGTTGGAGGTGGGGGTGATCCGTAAGTTGACGGCGCTGCCCGCACCAGCGGCTAGGGCGACGGGCGCGCCGCCTGCGGAAAAGTTCGCGTTCGACCTGTCGGAAGTGTCCTCCGACGTCGCCGTGATCGTGAATGCCGCTGAGACGCTGGTGGCGAGGAACCTGCAACCAGTCCCCCATGACGGCAACGCCGCCGCATCGGAGGGCGGTTTCCACGGGACGCAGTTCCGGTTCACGATCGAAGCGTTCCCGGGGCCGTTGGGGTGAGCGTCAAATACGTGGAAGACGTCACGGCGCTACGGGCGTTCCTGTCGTGGGATGGTGCACCGGGCCGGGACTTTGAACGCCGCATGAAGACACTCGCCTACCGGCAGACGGGTGACGCTCCCCGCCGCACTGGGCGCATGGCCGGTTTGGTCGGTCCGCGTCGTCTGCAATCCGATTTCGGGCGTTACCTTGAGGGCGGCGCTGGCGTGAACGTCGCATCAACGAACGCTAAGGGCTATGCGCAGTACGTGTCTTCAGGTACCCGCCCGCATGTGATCCTCCCCAAACGCGGCAAGGCGCTACGGTTCGTGATCGCAGGACGGACAGTGTTCGCGCGGCGCGTGAACCATCCCGGTACTCGGGCTAATCCGTATCTCACTCGACATTTAGCTGAATTCGTGCGCTAGCCGCCGTCGCTTCACTCGTTTCGTCTGCGCTTCCCGGCACTGCACAGAACAGTACTTGGTACCCGTGGACCAGTTCTCTCGATACCGGGTGACCGTGTCCTGACGGTAGAACAGGCGCCCGCAGCGTTCATTCTGGCAATGCTTCACCGGAGCCTTGTCCCGGGTGAGTCCGTACAACTGCCAGCATCCGGCCTCGAACAGATCCCCTTCTAGCCGATCTGAACGGTCCACGAGAATGTGGCTGAACTGGCTTGTGCCGACATGCAGTAGCCATTCGAAACTACCCGGCAGTGGCACGCCGTCGCGGGCGTGTGCGATCCACTGGGCCCCGGCGTCACGCAACGCTGAGAGCAAGGTATAGGCGTCCCTCAAATGAACGGTGGCATGCAGATCGTCTTTGGGTGGGCGTACTGCTGGGGCGAGTTCTTCGGGGGTTATCTCGGGGTTCCTGAGCCGTTCGGCGGGACTCCAGATCATGCCCCGAACATTGAGCATCATCCGCAGTTGCAGCGGGTCGTCCAGTGTGGCGGTCTGCAACTGTCGTAGCACCCATTCTGTCGGTAGCTCTTCCGGTTCGATAGTGCGGTTCGGGTGCCACGTGAGCCACTGATTCGGGGTGAGGGTCACGTGGCCGCCGCGTGCCACCAGACACGGCGGCAATGTCCTCGAAAGTGTCCCGTGTGCCATGGGGACATCGTAGCTCCGAATGGGGGTTGACTTCCCTTAACAGCGACGTGGGGAGACGATCTTGACTAGGAAAGTTTTCGATTTCGAGGAACAGCAGGGCAGTGAAACACCCGAGTTTGAGATCCGGGGTGAAGTGTTCTACTGCCAGCCCTCCGAGGAAGTGTCCAGCCTGGACGTGCTGGATTACATCGCCGGCCTGACCGGGGATTCGGGGATCGCCCGCATCCAGACGATGATCCGCCTGTTCAACGCGTTCATCCCCGCCGATGACGTGGAGCGGTTCCGGAAGACGGTGAAGGACAAGCGGGTGCCGCTCGCCACGCTGTCGGATATCGCGTCATGGACTCTCGATGAGTACCTGCTTTTCCCTACCCGGGTGGCCGAACAGTCCTCGAATGGTTCGTCGCCCGCCGCACCGCTGAGCGTGGACGTCTCTACGCCGCCACCGGACGAGACCTCAACGAGCTGACCGTGCCGCAGTTGCATGCCGTTGCTTACGCCGCGTTCGAAGACAACTTCGTGTCCGGTGTGGATGAGGCCCGGGGGAAGGTGTTGCGGTTCCTGATCGAACGGGATGTGCTCGCTGACCTGCCGCCGAGTAACGATCCGTTCGGTGTTGATCCGGCGTTGCTGGCGTCGATCGGGCGGGGCGACGCGGACCGGTATCACGCCCCGGTGGAAGCGGCGACTGAGGCTGAACCGGATCTGCCGGCCAGCCCGGTTGATGCTAGAGGGAGGCGGTAGCCATCGCTGCGGTCGTCGGAACAGCCTATGTCCGTTTACGCCTGTTGACGGACACTATCGGCAAAGATATCAAGAGTGCTGTCGAAAAGTCCGACCTGCAAAACATCGACATCAAAGTTGATGCGGACACGATCGAATCTGACGCGAAACTGAAAAAGACGGGTGAGGACGCCGACAAGCTAGGCCGTAAGTCCCCGACAATCACCCCGAAGGTCAACAGCAAGGACGCGCAGAAGCAAACGAACCTGCTGAAGGACGCCCTGATCCTGCTGGGCCCGGCGGTCGGCCCGCTGGCTGGCGCGGCCACGGCAGCGTTGGGTGGGCTAGCTGCTGGCGCGGGTGTGGCGTTGCTGGCTGTGCAGGGTGTGAAGAAAGAAATGAAGGCCGGGACTGACGTCGGTAACCAGTTCCGGGGCGGCATTCAGCTTCTCACGAAAGACCTAGGCACCCTAGAAACGACCGCCGCGAAAGCCGTGCTGCCGGGGTTCAAGCAAACCGTCTCTGAGTTGAACACGTTGATGCCGTCGGTGAACCAGTCCGTGAACATCCTCGGCAAGGAACTGGGGGACATTTCCGCGCATGTCGTGGTTGGGCTTGTCGGCGGGTTGAAAACGTTCGAGCCGCTGCTGCTGCATGTCGGTCAGGCCGCTGACATCGCGGCCCGCCACTTCCAAACTTGGGCGACGAGTACGGCTGGCGGTAGTTTCGCGAACACGCTGGGTGCGAGTTTCGACAAGGTCATCCCGATCCTCACCAGCCTCGCGCAGGCTGTCGGGAAACTGATCGCTGCGTTCACCCCGATCGGATCCCAAGTTGTCGGGGTGTTGGGTGCGTTGGCGGACACGATCAACGCACTCCCGCTACCTGTGTTGCAGGCGTTGGCGACAGCGTTCGTGTCCCTGTACGCGGCGAACAAACTCGCGGGGGTGTTCGGCGCCCTGTCGAAGTCGATCGGCGGGTTGGGGACTAGCGCTGCCTTAGCGGGGACCCGGGTGGGCGGGTTGGCTGCGTCAGCGGCGTCTTTCACGAAGTTCGCGGGTGGTACTGCCGCCGCTGGTCTAGCCGTGTATTCCCTCGGTAAGTCGATCAGTGGGTTCTTGGAGGCCGGGAACGCCACCGTCAAGGTGTTGGACAACATGTCGTCGGCGAACGCCGATTTCTTCAATTCGCTGATCCAATCGAAAGGCGCGTTGGACGACACGGTCACATCCACTGTGCAATACCAACTGTCGCAGGATGGGCTAACAAAGAAAGCCGCGAAAGCTGGCATCAGCCAAGACCAACTGACTACGGCGATCACAGGCACCGATGAGCAAACCCAGGCGCTGATCGACACGTGGAAGAAATCGGGGAAGCCCTCCGGGGACACCCTGTTCGCGATCGAAGCTCTCCACTTGGGGTATCAGCAGTCCGCTGCTGCTGCCGCTGAGTACAACGCGAAGTTGGATGCGCTTGCGAAGTCCCCGGCGTGGGGTGCGTTGAAAACGAGCAAGGATTCGGTGCAGCAGGTCGCGGACAAGTTCCATGTTTCAGCGGATTCGGTGAAGAACTATGCTGAACTGTTGGGGATTTCGGCTACGGCGATCAAGAACGGCGTGGTCACGAACCAGCAACTCGCGGACGCTGTTACCACAGTGTCAGCGGCGTACAACACGGCTACCGCGACCGGTGCCGGGTTCCTGGATTCACTGCAGAAGTTTTCGACGAGCGCGGGGACGGCAGCGGACCGGGCGCAACTGATCGGCGCCTACCTGAAAGCGTCGCAGGGTGACCTGCTGTCCTATTCGGGTGCTGTCGCATCAGCGTTCCAAGCGAACATGGCGTTGACGAATTCGTTTAAGCAGCAAGCGGATCAGGTGAAGGCGGGGACGCTGGCGCTCGCGGACACGGAACGCGCTGCGATCAACTTGAAAACCGGGTTGATTGACACGTCGAAGGTTGGTGCGGGTCCGCTGATCCAGCAGTTGCAGGCGATGCAGGACGCGGCGTTGGCTGCCGCGTCGGCCACGTATCAGCATGAGGTCGCGACGAGGGGCGCGGGGAAGGCTGCGGCTGATGCGGCGGACATTTTCAAGAATCAGACGTTCAACGCGTTGGTGGCGGACGCGACACAGTTGGGGTTGACGAAGACGGAAGCGGAGAAACTCGCCACCGCTTATTTCGATGTGCCGAAGGATGTGAAAACGAAGGTTCAGGCGATCGGCACCGACCCGGTCGTCACCGTGTTGAACAAGATCGGTGAGTTGCTCGCGTATCTGGTGGGGAAACCGTGGACCCCGACAGTTAGTTTGAAGGACGCGACCACGCCGAAGATCCAGGCCATTCAGGCGAAGATCGACGCGATCCGCCAGCATAAGGTCCCCGGTGTCGACGCTAACACTGCGGCGGGTAAGGCGAAGATCGCGGCGTTGCAAGCGCAGATCGACGCGCTACACGACAGGCAGGTCCAGATCAACATCAACGAGAACATCAGTTCCAACCGGAGCACAGGCGCTAACGGCCCTATCGGCATCAAGGGCGGTTACACGGGCGGCCTGATCCAATACCGGGCGTCTGGTGGACCTGCCGGGCAGGTGGTGGGCCCCGGGTCGGGCACTTCAGACACGGCTGGCTTGTTCGCTTTGTCGAACGGTGAGTATGTGACGAACGCTGTGTCGACGAAGAAGTATCTGCCGTTGCTGCGGGCTATCAACGCTGATCGGGGTATGGCTGCGGGTGGTTTGACCGGGTCGGGTGGGGGTGGGGTGTCGTCCGTGGCGATCCTCACGGAGATCCGTGCGCTCGCTGCCGCGCTCGCGGACCGGCCGGTGCAGTTGGTCGCGTCGAACGGTGGCTTGCCGTTGGCGAAAGTCGTGAATGACGCGAATCTGCGGAACGCCCGGAGGATGGGATGACCACCCCGATCACGATCCCCCCGTCGGGGTTGAAGAAATACTATTTGGGTGTGCCGGGGTCTATGCGGGAGATACGGGTCGCGCAGGACGCGGTGACTGTGCCGGCGAACCGTGGGGAGGTCGCCCACGACCTGATTTCGGGTGGGACGACGGTGACGCATCGGCGGGACACCCGCCGCACCTGGCAACTCGCGTACCCGGGTTGCACCCCTGACACGGCGGATTTGTTGGTGGGGTTTTACGTGGGGGTGTTCGGGGACGGCCCGTTCGCGTTCGTTGACCCGGCGTGGCGGAATGCCCTGCATGTGCAGGCGTCGACGTTCGGTGCGCCGCTACAGGCGATCACCGCATGGTCGGCGTCAGTGTCGGCGCAGCCCCTCACCTATGACACGACTGTGGTCGCGCCGGTGGCTACGTCGGGTGTGATGCGCTGGACGGGTGCGACGAACACGGCACAGGTCGGGTTGGGTCCGTGGACGGGGTCGGTGTTCACCCCGGACAGTGGGAAAGCCCCCCCGTATTTGCCGCAGCAGGTCACGACGATCACCGTGTACGCCCGGTCCGTGTCAGGCACTCCCAGCGTGTCCCTACGCGGTTTGGCGGTGGGGGCGACTGGAACGGTGGTGAACACGCAAACGGCGACCGCTACGTTGTCCTCAGCGGCGTGGACGCTGCTCACGGTGACAGTGCCAGCATCGTTGACCGCGACATATGTGGTCCCGAATTTTCTGTGCAACACGTCCACGTCGGTGTTGCAGTTCGCGTGCCCATTGGTGCAGTACGGGAAGCAACCCGCTGATGCGTACGTGGTGGGGTTAGGTATCCCCCGGGTTGTGATCCCAACTGGGTTCGCCGGGCAGTACACGGTCATGTTCGCCCGTGACCACGGCCTCACGTTGGCGGAAATCTGATGCAGGCATCCACCGGGCCGTTCGCGACTGTCATCGCGGGCGCATCCCAAACTGTTGACCATAAGGTGACGATCCTGCTCCCGGTCGCGGCTGCCGCTTATGACGACGTGTCGTTGGTGGTGGAGTCGATCAGCGTGGACCGGCAGTTAACCACCGACATGCCCGACGGGACGCGTCTGATCACCGGCTACCC